CAACAATGAAACCAAGATCAAATTCAGCATAAGTAAGACGGTCAAATGTCGAATAGTAGTTTTGCATAGGCGCAGGATTTGAAATTGGATTTGCTGACACAGCAGGAATCATTGCTCTCTGAAGAAAGAACTCGACGTTTGGAAGCCTAGATATTGATACGTGGAATGAGGTAGGCGACAAATAATTTGTAATCATTTCAAATTTCCTATTGACATTTTTTGAAAGGTATGATAGTATTTATAAATAATGAGCCAACAATCGAAAAGGAAACTATATGGTTGAGGACTATCGATGTTACATGTTCGATGACCCTTGCGATGATTGTACTCACTGGATTGGAAAAATTTAGTAGTTGACATTTTAGCCAAATTGATATAGAATGGCTTAGTAATGTTCTCAATGGAGAAAAAAGTTTGACTGAACAATTCAAAATTTTAACCGCGCGCCAACACGTTAGAGAACGTATTGGTATGTACATGGGTTCGAGTGCTCAAGAAGAAATCGAAAGATTTGTTTTGGGTGAATGGAAAACTGCACGATATGTGCCAGCTTTATCTAAAATGATTGACGAAATTCTTGACAACTCGATTGACGAGGCAATTCGCACTAACTTTGAGTATGCGAACAAGATTAACGTGTCTATAGATAATAATAAGGTAACAATCACTGACAACGGTCGTGGTATTCCACAAGAGCTTGTCTATGATGAAACCACAGACAGTAAAATTGCTCGTGCAACTGCAGCTTGGACAAGAGTAAACGCCGGTACAAGCTTTGATGATAACCGAGTAACCATTGGTACGAATGGTGTTGGATCAGCTGCTACAAACTTTTTATCATCTAAGTTTGTTGGTAAAACTTGGTCCAATGGTAACTTACTTACAGTTGAATGTAAGAATGGTGCTGAAGATGTTCGTGAAAAGAACACACCAAAAGATGGCCATGGCACTGAAGTTTGGTTCACTCCAGATTTTGAATTGTTTGAAACTGATAATTTATCAGACCTTGACACAGTTCAATTAATCGAAGATCGTTTAGCAAGTCTTCAAATGGCGTTTCCAGAGATTGCGTTCTCTTTCAATAAGCGTCGTATTAAGGTAAACAACCTAAAGAAATACGCTGAGCTCTTTGGTGAAGAAGCAATTATTGAAAAAACAGATGATCTATCATTCTTTATTACTACATCAGAGGATGGCTTCCGTACAAACTCATTTGTAAATGGTGTGAATACTCGCCAAGGTGGTTCATATGTTGACTTCATTATAAATACTATTGTTGATGAATTGGTAACTATGATTAAGCGTAAGCATAAAATCGAAGTTGTTAAGTCGACAATTAAGAACGGCCTCACGTTCGTCATGTTCGCTAAAAACTTTACTAACCCAAAGTTTGATTCACAGACAAAAGAAAAACTGACGAATCCTATGGGTAATGTAAAAGAACATGCAATTGCCTCTGGCATTCGTGAGGCCGATTTCTTTGCTCGTAAGATCCTTAATACTCCTGCTATTATTGATCCAATTATTGAAGCTCAGTTGGCTAAGAAAATTGCTGCTGATCGTCGAGCTGCAACATTGGCTCAAAAGAAACTTCGCAAAGTTAAAGTGGCAAAGCATATTTCAGCGAATGGAAATAACGCTACTTTAAAGATTGTCGAAGGCGATTCAGCAATGGGCTTTCTTTTGAAAGTACGTGATCCAAATAAGGTGGGTGCATATCCATTACGTGGTGTTATTATGAACACATGGGATATGAAACCTGCTGACGTTCTAAAGAATAAAGAGCTCAGTGAATTAGTATCAGTTCTTGGTTTGGATATTACCAATCCAAATTCAGTTGATGATATGACATATGAGAATGTCGCAACTCTAACTGATGCTGACCACGATGGTATTGGCCACATTAGTCCATTGCTTATTGCATTCTTTTACAAATTTTGGCCACGCCTTTTGACAGAAAAGCGTGTTAAAATTACTCGTACACCAATTATGATCTCTACAAAGAAAGAGCAAATTAAGTGGTTTTATACATATGAAGAGGCAAATGAATTTAAGTCTCAAAATGATGGATGGAAACATCGTTACATCAAAGGCTTGGGTTCACTTACCGAAGAAGAATATGATACCATTATCAATAAACCACAATATGATACAGTGACTGTTGATGATGCAGGAATATTCCAAATGATGTTTGGCAAAGACGCCAACCTTCGTAAACAATACATGTTTCAATAGGAGAAAAAAATGGCATTAGATCAAGAAGTAATGATTAAAGCACTGCGTGCTCATGCACACGGTCACATTCAGAAACATAAGCTTAACGTTGAAGTATATCTAAACAATCCAGCAGGCATTGGTGAACACCCTGATGTGTTCGAGGCCATGGAAACTGAGATTCTTGAAATGGCTAAATACCAAGATGTTCTTGATATGTTAGATAAGTACTTTACATGATACTACCAAAGCATATAGCAGAAAAAAGATTAAATATTTGTAAAATGTGTGACGAGTATATAGTCTTTACATCTATGTGTAGACAGTGCGGTTGCATTATGCCTTTAAAAACAAAATTGCAAAATGAAAAATGCCCTCTTGGTAAATGGGGAAATAATACGAAAAAAAGTAGTTGACATTTCTGCAGAATATGATAGAATAGTACTATAAATTGAAAAGGGTTCAAAATGAGCGTACTTGAATTTACTACAGACTCTAATGAATATCCGATTTCTCGGGTTGCCTCCAATGAGTGGTTATCCTTTGCGATGTATACGGTTGAAAGCAGAGCCATCCCAAACATGATTGATGGTCTGAAACCAGTGCAAAGGTTTTACCTTTATAGCAGTATCCTCAACTCAAAGCGCGACTTCAAAAAAGTATCCGCCGTTGCAGGGATTATATCAGACTATGGGTATAACCACGGGGAGGCGTCTGCCGCAGGGGCGGGGCAGCTCATGGCTGCTACGTGGAACAATAACATCTGTTTAGTCGAAGGCCGTGGTTCCTTCGGTACTCGACTAGTTCAAGAAGCAGGTGCTCCACGTTACGTCTACACGCGCCTAAGCGAAAACTTTGATAAGTACCTTCGCGATGCTGACCTCGCCCCTGCCCACGATGATCCGGAACACGAACCTCCTGCATTCTATTTACCAGTGATTCCTTTAGTATTAGCTAATGGAACTAAAGGTATTGCAACAGGATTTGCCACAAACATTCTACCTCGAGATCCAGATTCACTCTCTCGTGCATGCCGCGAATATGTGGTGAATGGTAACCTTACCAACAAACCCACAGTGAAATTTCCTGAGTTCAATGGTGATGTTACATATGATCCGGTTGAGGAACGCTATATAGTCACTGGTAAATATGAAAAGACTAGTAAGACAGTCTTAACAATTACCGAGGTGCCATATGGCTATGATCGTGAATCATATGTCAAGATCCTTGATAAGCTTGAAGATGATAATGATATTGTATCCTATGAAGATCTTTGCGATAAACAAGGTTTTAAATTTGAAATTAAATTGAAGCAAACTGGATCTTCAAGCTGGAACCACAATAAAATTGTTTCAAAATTTAAACTCAGCAAACCATTTTCTGAAAACTTGACAGTAATTGGTCCTGATGGCAAGCTTCGTGAATACAAAGATGAAATGCAACTCATCAAGGATTTCTGCGATTATCGACTTACCATTCTTAATAAGCGCATTGAAGCTCGCAAAGCTGAAGCAATTGAAGAAGTTCGTTGGTTGGATGTTAAACGCCAATTCATTGGAGCAGTACTCGAAGACAATATCATCTTTAAGAACCGCAAAAAGGCTGACGTAAGTAAACAAATTTTGAATGTAACTGATGCTTTACCAGGTGATGTAGATCGTTTATTGCGTATAAATATTCTTAGTCTTACCGATGAAATGGTTAAAGAACTCGAAAAGGATATTAAAGCATCTCAAAAAGAGCTTAGATATTGGAATAAGCAGACACCAAAAAGTCAATTTGAAAAGGACTTAGATGAACTATGATGGCGTACCTAAAACGATTAATGATTGCTACATCAATCTTTATAAACGTTTTATTTGGTGGCAGCATTAATCAAACGGTTTCTGCAACTCAATGGCAACGCAAACGCGACGGTAAATGGCATATAGTTTGGCTTATTGATTCGATCTTTTATAGAGATATAGAACATTGTATGGAAGCTTGGGTCAAATGGAAAATCATTCATACCGCAATCAATAAGAATACTTCTTATGATGCAAGTGATTATTGATAAAAGTTTCAATTGGACTATTACCTATCAATTTGTACAATTTTGTTGTGAACAACTTAATGTATATCCATCAAAAATTGAAATAGCATCTACTGAATTTGATGATCGAAGTGCATGCTGCATTGATATCGAAGAAGACGAATTCCTCATTCTTGTTGATTTAAGAAGAAAAAATCTTACTCAGTTGTATGCATCAATTGCTCATGAGCTTGTACATGTAGAACAGTTTATGCGTAAAAGTCTTGGCAATTTATTAGACCATAGCATAAATATTAAATATGAAGAAAGATGGTGGGAGCATGAAGCTTCCGAAAAAAGTGTTGACTTGGTGCAAAAATTTGTTGACATTTATTTAAAAATGAATTAGTATAGTTCTGTAAATGAAGGGAAACTATATGTTTAAAAAATCAATCACGGTACTTGCAACTTGTCTATCTGCGTCTGTTGCTACCGCAAATGAAGTACCAACAGGTGTTAAGATATACGATCACACAAAAACAATTCGAGTAAATGAACCATACGAAGAAGTTCGTTGTTCTCCTGTCGAAGTGCCAATCTATTCAAATCAAAAAGGCGACGCTGGTGGCGGAGCTCTTGCTGGTATGATTATTGGCGGGCTTCTTGGTAAAGGAGTAACCGGCGATGATGGTGGAGCTGCAGCTGGTGCTGTTCTTGGTGGTATTATTGGAGCAGACAAAGCTCAAAATGGTACTAATAAGATCATTGGTTACAAAGAAGTAGATCAATGCGAAACAAAAACCTTTAATCGGATTACTACTCGAGAAGTTTATAGTCATTCTACTATTCGCTTTTATCTCGATGGTAAACGCTATGTAGTGGATTTTATAAAATGATTGAATTGATTGTTTATAATTTAATCTTTTGGGGCTTATACATCCCACTTTGTATGGCCCCTCAAATGTTAATGCAATATTATATTGATATGTATGAGGAACCTTATTAATGAATAATAAAAAAACATCTATTGGCCGTCGTAATATTAAACGATCTTCAATGAATAAGCATAAGAAGCGCGCCTTTAAAAAATATCGCGGTCAAGGCAAGTAAAGGTTAATGGCCACGTAGCTCAGCTGGATAGAGCAGGAGCCTTCTAAGCTCTTGGTCGGGGGTTCGAGTCCTCCCGTGGTCGCCAATTTAAAAAATGTCACTTATACAAGTTATTCCATTTAGTAAACATAAAGAAATTAAAGATGACTTACTAAAAATTATTAGTAATACTCGTTCTGATACTGTAGATTCAGAACCAGACTTTATACATAATAGTGATTGGGAAACTGATATAGGAGAATCCAGAGCTTATTGGGAATTCATAGGTGAAGATTTACTTGATTGTATTTGTGATACCATGCTAGATACTTATGGGCTGCGTCACTTTCAAGTTCAAAATTTTTGGTTTCAACAATATGAAACAGGTGGAACTCATTCGTGGCATAGACATAGATTTACCTTATATAATGCAGTTTATTATGTAGAATTTCCTAAAGACGGGCCAGTTACTGAAATAGAACTACCGGTGTCTAAAGAAATAATATCTCCGAATATTCAAGAAGGAGATATTGTTATTTTTCCAAGCATATGTTTACATCGATCGGCACCAAATAAATCAAAAGATCGAAAAACTATAATTGCTTTTAATTTAGATTAGGAGAGCGCCATGTTTGCGTTAATTATAATTTTACTAACTGGATCACCGCAAGAAATGACAATTCGTGCAAGTAATTTAGGATTTTTTGAAACATTTTATGAATGTTTTGCTGCTAGAGAGTCATTTACAGCTACAGTTTTTGGAATGTCTGAAGGGTGGTATCCACCAAACACTCAAGCTGTTTGTATTCCAATAGTTACTGCAGAAGGTATTTAATATAAGCTTGCGAGTACTGCGTCTTGATCTTGATTTAACCTTCGTATTCCAATAAGTCTATCTCCAGGATACACATCAATTGAAACACTATCATTTTGATTACCGCCTAGAACATAGTATTGAATTTGACCATTGACAACTCTATGATTTACGTAAAATCCAACATGTCCTTGCCAAGGTTCTCCTCTACTAAAGACGAGAATGTCTCCTTGTTTTGGAGAGTCTTTTACTGTGTCTCCCCAAAGCAAAAAACTACGAGCTGTTAATGGATATGCACTTACTGTTGAAGATTGAGGAAGATTTTGAGATAACAAGACCATGTTAACAAATGCAGCACACCATTCGGTTTGTACAGGATCAACACCAATGACTTGTTTAATAATTTGGCGGTCTTTTTGCTCTTCAAGACCATACCAATGATAAGCCTTATGAGTAAGCGTATCTTTTTGTATAGGACCAGCAATCTCACGATCACTACATGAGGCAATAAATAAAAGTGATAAAATCAATAAAATATTTTTCATAACGGAATTATTTATAATGAAAAAAATACTTGTAACAGGCGCAGAAGGATATATTGGAAGTCATTTAGTTAAAACTTTAGCTGAACATGGTGGCTTTGAAATATCAGTTATGGATACTCGTTTTCATGAAGAGTATAATAATATTGAATGCTATATTGATTACACAGAGATATTCGACGATGTTACTGGGCGTATTATGTACGAAGAATATGATTCTGTCGTTCACCTTGCTGGAAGAAGTGTAGTACCACAAAGCCTTCGTGAACCGAGTGAATACTACCGTGTTAATACTATGGGAACCGATAACTTAATTGAAAGTATCTATACAGAAAACTTTATTTTTGCAAGCACGAGTTCAGCATTTGAAATGAAATCACCTTATGCTCGAAGCAAGGTTGCAGCAGAAGATATTATTAAGGAAAAAGCAAATGGATACACTATTTTTAGATTTTTTAATGTTAGTGGTTCTAACGGGGTACATCGTCAGCTGGGTCCTGCTTCCCATCTTATTCGTCGTGCTGCTATGGTGGCTACTGGCAAACTTTCCAACCTTGAAATCTATGGTGACGACTATGCTACTCGTGACGGTACTTGTATTCGTGACTATATTCATGTTACTGATGTCTGCAATGCTATACTTAGGGCAATCACAAATGGACCACGAAATACTCCATATGAGTGTCTTGGATCAAAACAAGGTTATACAGTACTCGATGTAATTACAGCCATGCAAAACGTAACCGGTCAAGTCATTAACTGGAAACTTGCTCCAAGAAGAGCTGGAGATGCCGAATGTTGTATTGTAGATGAATTGTCAGATTATTGCCAACTTACTAAAAATTTAGAGCAAATGTGCGAAGATCAATATATGTTGGAAATAAATAAAAGTAGAATGCATTGAGGAGGATATTGATGTCTGACGTTTTGATTTTAAATGCAAATGCTCAGCCTGTCAATTATTTACCTCTTAGTGTTATCAATTGGAAAGAAGCCATACGATATATGTACCACGATAAGTGTGATGTATTAGAATGGTACGATGATTGGCTAGTCCGGTCTCCGTCTTGGGAAACTAAAGTTCCCGCTGTGATTATGATGAAACAATATATCAAATCCAAGACAGAGGTTAGGTTTTCAAAATCTAACCTTTATTTACGAGATCAGTACAAATGTCAATATTGTGGAAACGAATTTAGTCGTACTCACTTAACTATGGATCATGTTGTTCCAACAAGTAGAGGCGGCAAAACAGAATGGACTAATATTGTAGCAGCATGCAATCCATGTAATTCGACAAAAGGAAATCGAATGGATTGGAAGCCAAAATACAAACCATATCGTCCAGGATATTGGGAGTTAGTTCGTAAACGCAAACAAATGGAATTTACAATTAAGCATCCAAGTTGGGAGTTGTTTATATAATGGGAGAATACTATGACGAGATTACCATCAGATGATGATCCACAACAAGTTTACTATACGCAAACTGATGTGCAAAGCATACTTTTATTTCCTACTGTAGTGACAAAACTTAGAAAGCCAGTCGAGTGGGAAGAAAAACAATCTTGGTTTGATTTATATCTCAAGCATTCTAACGATGACGGTAAGTCGCACGATTTTCTAGGATATGAATCAATTCATCAAGAACCATCAGTTGAAAACTTTTTTACTGATACTTTGCAAAAAGCCTTAAACCAATACTTTGATTCTTTAAAAGTAAACAAAGATAATTTTGACGTGTATGTTACTAAAGCTTTCTTTAATGTGACAACAAAGCAAAGTATCAATGAGCATGATCATGCAGAAAATCATTTGTCTTTTGTGTATTACCCGCATGTTCCAAGACATCTAGAAAGAGAACTTGTTCTTAGAACAAATAACTATAAACATCCAAACGAACCTTATCCGCAATTTTTTGCAAGCAATGTTAAAGATGATAAGTGGGATGCCTTAAATTCTATTTACATGAACTTGGATGTTCAAGAAGGTACATTGTACATTTTTCCTTCAGATATGAAGCATAATGTAGTTAGACGTAAAGGAGATACCACTCAGAAAGAAGTTGGAATGAAAGGTTATAAAACAATCGAAGATTTAATGGAATCTCGTTTTTGTGTTGCTGGGGATCTTATGCTTATTCGTAATCATATGAGAGAATATCAAAGAATGCTTACTCCTTTAAATAACTGGAAAAAATTTGTTGACAATTCCTAAATAGTAATATAGTATAATACTATACACTGAAAGGATGTCACTATGACAAATCAAGATAAAATCGAAATTCGTGCGGCCGGTGCTTTGGCAATTGATATTTTGCAAAACCAACTGCATCTTCCTTTAACAGATGGTAAAATTAACGTAGAACAAATCGAAGATCAAATTGTAATTGGTTTATACTCAGGTGAACTACAGCCAGTAACTGAAGAAGTTGTTGATCTCGCAATTTCCAGTGTTCAAGATATGGTTGACTTACAGCGTAAAGCTATGGGAGAAAATTGGGATGGAGGAGAATTATAAACCTCCTTATGTTGTGCCATTATCTGGATTTAATGCATTAGTAAGACAAATTTATAATGGGGATACAAATATGATTAATTTGTATCCCATTGATGCATATGAAAAAGATATGATTAAGCTTGGCAGAACACGAGAACTGCTTATCAATAATCCAGATCTAATTAAAAAGTTTTTTGCAAATGACGAAAAAATATTCTATAGAACTCCAAATCACTTAAGTAAATTAAGTTTTCATGAAGATCTTTTTGGAGATAGCTTTTTTACAAGCAATGGTTTAAAATGGAAAGAAGATAAAGAAGCTCTAGTAAGAGCTTTTAAACTTCTTAGGCCTTCAACTGCGTTTCCAATTGTAAATAAAGTAATACAAAATCACATGCCAAAAGGTTCTTTTCCTTTAGAGCTCTCAATGTCTTGGCTTGCAGTTGATATAACATACAATAATCTTTTTTCAAAATCAATTAATTTTTGCGAACTCCAAAAGGTTTCTGGCAATTGGGAATATCTTAAAAAAGTTGGATTTGGTTTAGCTGGCGAAAGAGGAATAGATCCAAAATATGTAAAACCTCTTCCAGATGATTTTAATTCTAAAATAAAAGAAATACGTGATCATGTTGCTCAAGAAATGAGTAATCATTCTGGCAAACACGATATATCTTATTATGTAGCAGAAGAATTTAAAGGCGAAGAGATGATCGATCAGCTCGTTGCTTTTCTTTTATCGTCTTACGAGTCAATGGCATCGACGCTTACATGGTCAATTTATATACTTACCCAACAACCTCATTATGCTGAAAAAATACGTAATGAAATTGATACGGTGATGAACAAAGGAATTGAAGAAACTGATCTTAAAAAGCTTGAATATACTCGCGCATTTATTCAAGAAATTCTTCGTCTGTATCCAGTTAACATAATGATTCCAAGGCTCGTAAAAGATGACGTAATATTCGAAGGAATTAAATTAAGAAAAAATGCTGTTATCTTAGTATCTCCTTGGATACTTCATAGGCACAAAAAATATTGGAAAGATCCGGACTTATTTAAACCAGAAAGATTTCTGGCTAAAAATAAAAATAAAATAATCCCAGGAACTTACATTCCATTTGGTATGGGACCCCATAGCTGCGTAGGTTCGCATTATGCAATGATGTCTATTGTAACTGCATTATCACATTTAGTTTATCATTTTGATTTTAAATGTAAGTCACAAAAAGTAGAGCCTGTAGCTCGACTTATGACTGTTCCTAAACACGAAATAGAGGTAGAAGCTGTATGCCGGCAAATGTAGATATAGAAAGAAATAAAAAAGAGTTAGAAAGAATGAGATCTGGTTATCGAATGGTAGATGCCGTTTGGAGAATGAAAGAGATACGAAATAGAATTCGATTATCTATCTATGCATATGCTTATGAATTTAAAAATGAATCATTAATTTCAGATGCTGAGTTTGATGAAATGGCTAAAGCAATAGAACCAGATATTATGACGTCAAATGAAAAGCTTGACAAATTTTTCTTTGAAGAATTTGATCCATCTACCGGTCAATGGATTCATAAACATCCTGAACTCGAAAAAATTGCCAAGCTTTATGACAAATATTACGCTACTCAGACTTAAGTAGTGTTACGACACCCCATGCAATTGCTGCATAAGATACTAAATCGAGTGGCATCATAAGTCCAACTACGCCTACCGCAATAAGCATTCCGCCGTCCCATGATGTGCGTTCCATTAGTCTATCTTTAATCCAACCCATATCATTTCTCCTTTATTATTTCTGATATAATCTTTTGTCTAAGTTTAAAACCTTTTTTATTTTTGCCATTTGCAAAAGCTTTATACATTTTAAGTTTTAAACGCTGGATTTTATTCAGGATCTCCCGAACCATTTATATTTTCCTTTTGTTTGATGATTTTGTTTCCTAGATTTGATTCAAGTACTCGAATACGTAATTCTAGATCATCTATTTTTTTGGTTACTTTTGGATATCGTTTGCGCCATGCTTCGGGATCGTCTTGTAAAAAATCCCAGCCAAATTTATCAACAAGTGT